TGCAACACTACCTTTAGCAGATGGAACAAACGCTGGGTTGTTTACACCAGCCGAAAAAACAAAATTAAGTGGAATACAAGCTGGAGCAGAAGTAAACGTAAATCCAGATTGGAACGCTACATCTGGAGATGCATTTATACAAAACAAACCTACTATACCAACTGCCGTAACTCAAACAAGCCAATTAACAAATAACGGAGCAGACGGAGTTAATCCTTTTATTACTGCATTAGATATACCAACTACTGGACAAGCATCAACTTTAGTTCGAGAGGTTAAAAATATGACTGGTGCTACTTTAACTAAAGGAACAGTAGTTTATATTAGTGGTGCAAATGGAAACAAACCATTAGTTTCAAAAGCATTAGCTACAACAGATGCTTTAAGTTCAAGAACATTTGGATTATTGCAATCTAATATTTCAAACAATGGTTTAGGAAATTGCGTTATTATTGGTGATTTAAGTGGATTAGATACATCAGCATTTACAGAAGGTGCTCAATTATATTTAAGTGGAGTTACTGCTGGTACATATACTGCAACAAAAATACTAGCACCAACGCATTTAGTTTATGTAGGTAAGGTTACAAGGTCTCATCCAACATTAGGACAAATTGAAGTAGGAATACAAAATGGTTATGAATTAGAAGAAATACACGATGTATCTTTGTTAAGCGTAGCAGATAAACAATTATTGTCGTATGATAGTGCAACATCACTTTGGAAAAATAAAAATCTAAACCAAATAGTTTCAGAAAGAAGAAACGCTAATAATACATCAAATAACAATATTAACTATTGTGGAACGGCTCCAAATGGAAGCGCAGAAAGTTCGGCAGTATGGACAATAAAAAGATTAACAATAACTGCAAGTGGTTCAATTACTATTACAACTGCCACAAACGTAGCTTGGACAAATAGACAATCAGCAACATATAATTAAAAAATAAAACTATGCCAATTACAAGTACAAACCCAATCGAAGTAGACGGAATTATTTATCCATATTTTATGGTAAATTTAGCAATATCGCCATTAGTTAAAACAACTGATATAGGTGCAAGTGTTGCTATGAGATTAACACCTTACAGAGTTTTAGAGGATGGAAGTTCAGTAAGTTTACCAGACCATTCAATTCCTATTACTTATATGGATGTTTTCGATAGCGAAGATGCAGATGCTATAGATACAGCAAATACAATTATGGGTGCTTTGCAAACATTTATTAACGATAAAAATCTATAATTATGGCTTTTAGATATGCAGTAGCAAGTGGTAACTGGAATAATACAGCTACTTGGGATGGCGGTACTTTGCCAACCGCATCAGACGATGTATTTTCAAATGGATTTACAGTTACTATAAATAGCACTTTCACAGTATTATCGATTAGAAATACATTAAATGCAGCAGCACCTACTATTTTAGCTGGCGGTCAATTTATTTTTGCAAACAATGGTAATTTAACGTGTACTTCTTCACAAGCTATTTATGTAGGCTCAACAACACCAACGCTTGAAATGAATTTAACAAGTGGAAATACTGGTATATTTAATGGAAGTGTTGCTACAATAACTGCAATAGCGAATTATCATTGTATAAAATTGTCAAGTTCTGGAACTTTAAATTTAAACGGAAATTATAGTGTTGACGGTGTTTTAACTTCTGTAAATAGATATATTATACAACATACGTCAACTGGAACTTTAAATATAGTTGGAGATTTATCTATTTCTTCTACATCGGGGTCGGGATTTGTAAATACTTTAAATATAACAAATACGGGAACTACAAATATTACGGGAAATGTAACTAGTGGAACGGGACTAACTATAAATATTGTTACAATACAAACAAGCGGTTCTGGAGCAATTAATATTACGGGAAATGTAAGCACTACTGGTTTTCCAGCAATAACAATGGGTGCAAGTAATGCTTTAACAATAATCGGAAATGTTACTAATACATCAGCACAACCCGCTATATTTAATCAAACATTACCCGCAACAATTTCAGTTACTGGAATAATTACTGCAAGCGTATCAGCACCATCAATATACGCATCTTTTGCGCTTACAACTGGTTATTCTTCTGGTGCTTTTGTAAAAGTATCGGGGAACGTAGTAAACTCAACTAATAATATGGCAATTGTAGCACCAAGGGTAACAATAGATAGTGCTACATCTAGTTGGTTATTTCAAATAAGTACTGGCGGTAACAGAACACTTTATGCTTCTGGAGTAGCATTAGGAAACCCAATTGCTGAAAACGTAAGATTTGGAACAGTTTATGGAACATCTGGAGAACTTACTGGAGCATTAAGAGTACCAAGTGCTTCAAATGTATTAAGCGGTGTTTTAGTAGACAATACAACTGGAACGCTATTAATGACTCCAGCGCAATTTTGGAATTATTTAATTGCAAGTGGTTTTACTGCCGATAGTATTGGCGACAGATTGCAAAACGTTTCAACAGTTGCGACAACTGGGGGACAAATAGCTTCCTATAATATTTAAAAAAAATACACATCAAAATGCAAAATAATTAACTAAAAACGTTATATAAATATGAACACAGAAGCAAGAGTTTTAGCCACGCTAAACAAATTTAAAGAGGTACAAGCATCAAAACAAAATTTGGGTGCTGACAAAAACTATGTTAAAAATAAAGTTGAATTAGGTCTTGTAGATGAATTAGAATATTCATTAGCAGATTTGAATGCATTTTTATCGGAACAACAATCAGTATTGAATAGTTTTGATTCAGAAGTAGCAAAAGCAACTTCTATAATAGATAATTTAATGAGAGATATTCAATTTAAAGTTACTGATAGTAATACATTAGCAAGTGGAAGAGCAGATATGAATAAATTATCAGACATAGCAAATCAATTAGGAGTACCAGTAACTGATCTTTATCCAGATTTTGATGAATATACTGCGCGTATGCAAGAAATTGATGCAAATAGTGAATTATTAGATGAAAAAGCAAATATGTTAGACAATCTTGGATTACTTTAATAAATAAATAAAAAAATGAAAAACACAGAAATTTTAAGAAGAGTAAACGCTTTACTAAACAGAAACGTAAGATTAGAACAAGCAACATTGGATAACGGAACAGTTATCGAGTTCGATAGTTTATCTGCTGGTTCACCTATTTTCGCAATCAATGGAGAAAACAAAGATCCGTTAGAAGTAGGAACTTATACATTGGCAGATGGTACAATTATCGAGGTAGCTGAAATTGGTGCTATTGCAGAAGTAAAAATGCCAGAAGCAGAAACAGAAGAAGTAGAAGCTGGTTACGACAAGAAAAAAGAAAAAATGGAAGAGATGCCAGCTACTATTGAAGAAATAGTAACAGCAGTAGTAGATGCTATACAGCCAACCTTAGATGAGATGCAATTAAAAATCGATGCTTTAGGCGGTGCTACAACTGAAATGAAAGCTACTCTTTCAACTGAAAAAGCTAGAAAACCTTTAACACACAAACCAGCTCAAAAAGTAGAATTAAAATCAAATTCACTTGATCCACAATCTATAATTTTTGCAAAATTAGCAAACCTAAATAACTAACAAATGGCTTTAACAGTACTTGGAGTAAACAATAAATTGTCGCCAGATATAGTGCCAAAAACTCATACTTTGCCAGAATATGTTCAAGTTCCTTCAGCGTGGGATTATAGATATGACCTTGTAATACCAATGAATGTAAGTTCGGGAGGTGCTAACGTAAACCAAACTATGATATTAATTAATGAATTTTTAATAGCTCAAGTTGGAACTATTGTATCTGCGGATTTTGATACGGACAATGATACAGTAACGGCTTGGGGAGATTGGACAGATATTAGTACAAGACACACACCAACTAATAACGACACATCAATGCAATATCTATTGAGTGCAACAGTTAATCAATATCTACTATCAGCAACAATTTATGTAAATTCAAGATAAAAAAAATAAAAAATGGCAATAGTAAATAACGGAACTTTAAACGGACTACCAGCAGAAAAACTGCCAATTGGTTATACATTACCTACTGCGACTTTAATACCAGATTTTCATTACATAAAAAGTCACGTAATTTCTTTACCAGTTAGTAGTACGGCATCATCAACGGCAGTAGCGACAATGGGGGCAATTGTAAGTGGCGTAACTACGGCAGTAACAGCACTTTTAACCGCAGAACTTTTGACAAGCGCAACTATTACTGGATATACAGTAATAAATAGTTTGACAACTACTTTTGCGCCATCAAACAACAACACAACACAAGGGTTTCTAAATAAAAATTCAGCGTTAAATTATTTAGTTCGAGTAACAATTTATATAAAAGCAATCTAAAAAAAACAATAAAAAAATAAAATTATGCCAACAACAATTTCAATTTCAAATCAAGTATTACGTGAGAGAGCAAAAACAATAACTCCAGTCGTATCAACAACATTATCAGAAGCAGAGTCTTTTCAAGAAGTAAATGTAGGAACTGATGCTTTAGTTTTAACATTGCCAAAAATTACTGCTGAAAATTTAGGTTTAACCTATACTTTCAGAAATACTGGTGCAGATGCTAACAACATTATTACAATTTCACCAAACGCATTGGATGCTTTTATCGGGGGTTTTCCTTTCGTAACTGGCTCAACTGCATCTATGAATAGAGCAAGTGGAACAGTAAACAAAGATTTCATCAATACCAAAGCAACATCTAAAAAAGGCGATTGGGTTACAATTAAAGCAGTATCATTAACAAATTGGTACATCCAAGGCGGTCAAGGTGTATGGGCATCAGAAGCATAATCAATAACGAGAAAAAAATAAAATAAAATGAGAAATTTAAGAAACACAAAATTAAGTACAGTAAACACGATTAACACGACTTACGCTGGGGAGTTCGCTGGTAATTATATTGCAGCTGCAATTTTATCTGCAAACACTATTGCAAATAATGGAGTAACAGTAAGACCAAATATTAAGTTTAAAGAAGTAGTTAAGACTTTAACTTCAACTAATATTATTCAAGATGCAACTTGTGATTTTGATGATAGCGGAGTAGTAACACTATCAGAGAAAGTATTAACAGTACAAGAAAAACAAGTCAACTTACAACTTTGTAAAACACCATTTCAATCTGATTGGGATGCAGTACAAATGGGTTATAGCGCATTTGATGTAATGCCATCTTCATTTTCTGATTTCTTTATCGGAAAAATTTTAAAAGACGTTGCATTAAACACTGAAAACTTTTTATGGAATGCTACAAACGGATTTCCTAAATTGTTAGTTGACGATGGCGCAATTAAAGAAACTTCTGTTGCTATTGATAGTACAAACGTATTAGACAAAATGAAAGCAGTAGTAGCTAAATTGCCACAAGCATTATATGGTCGTGAAGATTTGAGATTATTTGTATCTCAAAAAGTAGCTAAAGCATATATCTCGGCTTTAGGAGGATTTGGAGCATCTGGTTTAGGTTCAAATGGTTTTGCAAATCAAGGAACAACTTGGTACACAAACGGAACTGCACTTACTTTTGAAGGAATTCAAATCTTTGTTGCAAACGGATTAAATGCAGTTGATAGTGGAAACTCTATGGTATTAACAACTATTGAAAACCTTTACTTCGGAACTGGTTTAATGGATGACTATAACCTAGTAAAAACCATTGATATGCAAGACATTGACGGATCGAAAAATGTTCGATTTATAATGAGATGGACGCAAGGTCTTCAAGTAGGATTTGGTGCTGATTCAGTAGTATTCTCATCATTGTAATTTAAAGGGGCAGAAATGCCCTTTTTATTAATTAACTTTTAAAAAATATATATATGGCTTGTACATTAACAACTGGTCGTAAATTAGCTTGTAAAGATGCCGTTGGAGGTATCAAGGCGGTTTATTTGGCAGAGTACGGAACTCTAGGAACTGCAACAATAGGAGCAACTGGATATGTAACTGCATTTTCTTTAACAAATTATACTTTGTATGAATACGATGTAAAGAGTGCATCGGGTTTAGAGCAGACAATTAATTCAAGTGATGATAACGGAACTACATTTTACGAGCAAGTATTGACATTAGTATTGAATAAACTTGATCCTTTGACACAAGTAGAATTACACAAAGTAATAGCAAACAGACCACACGTTTTCATACAAGATAATAATGGGAATTATTTAGCAGTAGGAATGACTAGAGGTACGACTACAACTGGTACAATATCAAGTGGAATAGCTTTAGGCGATTTAAATGGATATACATTGACAATAACGGCACAAGAGCCATTAATGGCACAATTTGTAACTGCATCGTTAGTAACTAGTAAAATAGCTGGTGGTTCAACACCAACTCAAATTACACCAATATAGGGATATATTGACAAATGGGATTGAGGAATTACTCGGTCGGAAAATACACTCAATCTATTGGGTGTTTTTTTTTATGCAAAATTTAAAATTATTACGTTATACTAATATGACAATACTTACGACATCTGCATCGCAAACATTTCCAATAATTCCAATTAACCAAATTGACCAAAGTGGAAATACTATTACTTTAGAGTTTACAAATGAAACAACAAAAGTAATAACTACTAGAGTTGTAACTACTAGAGTATCTATAAATGACATTTATTACATAACAAATAATAATTTGTCTTTTTTACAAGAAAATACCTTTTACGTTTTAAAAGCTTATTTTACTGGGAGTGGAGTAGTTATATACAGAGATAGAGTATTTTGCACAAATCAAGCACAAGGAAGTTATTCGATTAATAATGGTCAATATCTTGTACCAACTATAGATAATAATAGTTACATAACAATATGAAAGAAAAAAAAGAACAACCAAAGAAGTCGCCACTTGGATTTGTACAACTATCGACTTATACTAGTCCAAAAATAGTTGAAGTAAAAAATCAAGAATGGATTGCTTATGGCGAAGACAATGATTATTTTGGTTATTTGCAAGATAGGATAAACGGAAGTCCGACAAATAATGCAATTGTAAATGGTATCAGTCAAATGATATTTGGTAAAGGAATTGATAGTACAGATGCTTTATTGAAACCAGAAGACTATGCGCAAGCGATGTTATTACTTGATAACGATACAGTTGAAAGACTATGCTACGATTTAAAAGCTATGGGTAATTGTGCGGTTCAAGTTGTATATTCACTTGATCGTACACGAATTGTAGAATGCAATCATTTTCCAGTTGAAACTTTGCGAAGTGGAAAATGTAATGAAGATGGCGATGTAGAATTTTATTACTACGCAGAAGATTGGACTGAAATAAATACTCGTAAATTACCATTGGCAATTCCAGCCTTTGGCACAAGTCAAGAGAGTGAAGAAATTTTATTTATAAAACCATACAAAACTGGTTTCTATTATTATTCTCCAGTAGATTATCAAGGGGGTTTACAATATTGTGAACTTGAAGAAGAGATTTCAAATTACCATTTAAACAACGTAATGAATGGAATGGCACCAAGTATGTTAATCAATTTCAATAACGGCACACCTACTGAAGATGAGCAAAAACAAATAGAAAGAGACATACAAGCCAAATTTAGTGGAACTTCAAACGCTGGGAGATTTATCATTTCTTTTAATGATAACAATACGCTTTCTTCATCTATCGAGCCAGTTCAGTTAAGTGATGCACATAATCAATATCAATTCCTTTCAGATGAAAGTATGCGTAAAATTATGGTTGCACATAGAGTAATTAGCCCTATGCTTTTAGGTATTAAAGACAATACTGGCTTTGGAAACAATGCAGATGAATTAAAGACCGCATCTATTTTAATGGACAATACAGTTATCAGACCATTTCAAAACTTACTAATCAAATATTTTGATGAAATACTTGCTTTTAATGGAATTTCATTAAAACTTTATTTTAAGACTTTACAGCCATTAAATTTTGAGCAGCCTATAAATTCTCCAATACCGAATAATGATGCCTTAAATCCATCTCAAAATGCCCTTAAAAAGGACGTGCCGACTTTAGACACAGAGTTAGGAAAGCAAATATTATCAAATCTAAAGGGAGAAACAAAAAAAGATAACTGGATGTTGATTGATATTCGACCATCAAACGAAAATGACAAGCAATTAAATTCACAGTTAAAAAAATTAAGTTTAGCAAGTGTTATTCCAAGTAGTGCAAATGAAGAAAGTGAACAAGATAATTTACTTTTTAAAATAAGATATGAGTATGTAGGCGACAAAAATCCAGAACGTGAATTTTGTCAAAAAATGATGTCTGCTGGTTTACTTTACAGATATGAAGACCTTGACAAAGATGCTAATTACAATGCTGGTTTTGGAATAAATGGTGCAAGTAACTATAATTTATTTTTATATAAGGGAGGGGTTAATTGCAAACATTGGTGGATGCGTAAAGTCTTTATGCAGATTAATGACCAAGAGATTTCAGTTAATGAAGCAAGACGAATTATAAAAGAAATTTTACCTAACTTAAGAGGAGAATTTGAATTTCCAACTAATCCAATTGAAGTAGCACAAATAGCAAGTGAGTATAACGATTTTTGGAGATATAACGAAGGAATATAGATATGGCAACAACATTATTCATAACACCAAAAGACTTAAAGTCAAATACCATATTGAACGGAAATGTGGACACTGATATTTTTATTAATTTTATCAAGATTGCACAACAGATGCACGTTCAAAATTATCTAGGTACTCAACTTTACAATGCTATTACTACTAAAATAACTACTGCAACTTTGACTGGAGATTATTTAGATTTAGTAACAGATTATATACAGCCAATGTTAATTCATTATGCAATGGTAGATTATTTACCTTTTGCAAATTATCAAATTAGAAACGGAGGAGTGTTCAAACATCGGACTGAAAATTCAGAAAGTACAACCAAAGATGAATTAGATTTATTGGTTCAAAAACACAGAACATTTGCAGATTTTTACACTAAAAGATTTGTAGATTATATGGGAATTTATGCATCAAGTTTATTCCCAGAGTACTGGCAAAATAGAAATGATGATATGTATCCAGACAGAAATCCTAGTTCAGTTAGCTGGGTGCTATAAGTAATTTAACGCCATTTTTAGGCATTTTAAGGAACTTTCTACAGTTTCTATATTAGTTGTTAATAATTGAGAGAACGTTAAAAATCCTATTGTGATGATAGATAGAGAGAGCAAAAAATGTAAAATCAAAAATGATGATTTTCAACATAAAAATGAAAAATTGAACATAAAAAAGACATATAAAATAAAAAACTCCAATATTAAAAAAATGATGGAATACTTAAAAATTGAAGAATCAAAATGACACAAGAAAACATAAAAGTAATTGCAGTAAACGGAACAATTTTTGGACTGTCATTTACAAGTATAGAACACACAATGAAACTTATACTTTTGGCTATGTCGATTTTATATACCGGAATAATGATTTATAAACTATTAACTAAAAAAGATGCAAATAAGTAAACACCTTACATTTGAAGAATGCACGCATTCTGAAACTGCTGACAAATTAGGAATTATAAACAACAATCCAAATTTAGATGCGATAGAAAATATGAAACTATTGGCTGAAAAAGTATTCGAGCCGATGAGAGAACATTTTAAGAAACCAATTTACATTTCCAGTATGTACAGAGGAATACCTTTAAATGTAGCAATAGGCGGTTCAAAAACAAGTCAGCATACTGGTGGCGAAGCTATGGATATTGATATGGGTGACAAAGGCAAGCCTAGTAACTTTGAAATATTCCAATACATAAAAAAGAATTTAGAATTCGACCAATTAATTTGGGAGTTTGGAAGTGACAAAAATCCAAGCTGGGTACACGTTTCATACTCTAAACATAAAAACAGAAGACAAGTTTTAAAAGCAAGAAAAAACCAATTAAACAAAACAGTATATGAAAATTTTAAATAAAATAAAAATGAAAGATTTAGAAAAAATACCAGACCCGATTAAAAACTTATTAGATGGAGCAGCACAAGAATATGCAACTTCAACTGCAACTACTAACGCTGGTTTCATACTTCGCTTTATTTGTAAATTTATTAAACCAAGTACAATTATTAAAATGTTCTCGCACAAATTAAGCAAATAAAACAACTGTAACGTAAAATGTGAGTTATTTTAAACCACTTTTAAAGAACTTTTATACAAAAATGATGTTATCTTACCTTTATGCAATTAATCGTTCATTAGAGGTAAGATTTCTTTTTTTGGTTAAAATTTTATTTATGAACTAAATGGTATAAATAATAATATAATATATAATAATATATATATATATATAATAACTCTTTTAAAACTATTTTATATATGGCTTTTAATCCACAACCTAAAACAAAAAAAGTAAAAAAACCAAGTAGATCTTCATTGGTTAAAAAACTTGATACAGAATTTAGCATATATGTTAGAAAGCGATTTGCTGTTGGGGGGAAAGCAAGTTGTTTTACTTGTGATAAAGTAGACGATTGGAATAAATTACAATGTGGACATTTTCAAAGTAGAAGACATTATGCAACACGCTGGGATGAAAATAATTGTCAAGTACAATGCGTGGGTTGTAACGTGATGAGATATGGAGAGCAGTATAAGTTCGGAATTCATTTAGACCAGATATACGGAAATGGTGTTGCAGTTAGTTTATTAAACAAAGCAAGAAGTGAATTTAAGATTAAAGATTTTGAATTAATTGATTTAATAGAGTATTATAAAAACAAGAATAAATTATTAGATTTTAAGTAAAAATATCTATATTTGCGAGACTTATGTTCGATATTTGCGGTACTCGGTCATAATTTTGTTTTAGTGAACAAAGAAAATTCGCCTATGTTTTAGACATATGGCGTTTTTTTTTGCGTTTTTTTTGGTAAAATGTTTTTTTTATTAAAAAATTGTTTGTTTGTTTGCTTCGGATTTGATTGACGTATTTCAAATCTGGAGGTGTTGACATTCCGAGAATTGTCAGTCAAGAACAGACTCTAAAAATCGAACTGCGAACAACAGTCAGTCGAGAGACCAAGTGTTCCACGAGGCCAAATAGGTAGTATGTGCGAGACAGAGCGATTAAAAGCGTTATTTGTCGGTTATCAGTATGTGAATATTGGACTAGGAAGAAAACGTGTATATGGATGTATAGCCATACTGATGAGTCACAGAATGACGAAACACTAAAACTTAAAATTATGACACAGATTGAGATTGAAAAATTGTTTGTTGATAAATTCAACAAGTTTACGGAGCCACAACAGAGAGTTATTAAGTATTTGCTTGAAGGTGCTAAACTAACTACAGTTAATAAACACTATGCAAGTGGTGGCGATTATATGTGGATATTACACGAAGGTGGAAATCCTTGTTATGCTGGTTCGGTTTATAAAGCATTTTGGGGAATAGGTTATACTATTAAAAAACTTACCGGAGTGGAAGTTAAGATGGGAGAATTTTATTATGTAGATACAAACTTTAGAGTAACTTATTAATCACTAAAAATAAAAATTATGAACTACAAAAAATTAATGGAATACAATCCAACGGAATATGACAGAATGATAAATTCAAAAGGTCAAGAAATTGTATTTTACGAGCATCCTTTGAGGGGAGATGAATTTCCAGTTATAATAGTATGCCACGAATTAGAATTAGCAGACTACACAGATTTTATGGAAACAACAGATATGATGGAAGACCATAAAGAATATGAACCATCATTCGTAAATGGAAAATTGTATATTGGCGAATATGAATATTAATTATAAAACTATGAAAACATTTTTAAGCAAACAGAAGTATCAAGTTTACGCAATAGGATTTATTGCATTATATTTTTTAACTAGATTTTTTTATTAATCACTAATCACTAAAACAAAAAAAATGAAAACATTAAACAATCAATTAGGAAGTCTTATCAGTATTGGACTAGATTTAACTTTATTTTGGAACATAAGTATCAGCCAGTATGATATATCATTACTTGGTAAGTATAGTAAAAATACAGAAAAACATTTATTACGTAAAGGGTTTATAAAGTGTGATATACTTTATGCCGACAATGATAACTTTGTAGAGTTTAAAAATGATATTTGTAGAATTGCTTTAACTAAAGACTAATGAAAAAATTTGAATTAAAAACATTACAGACAGACTTTCCTAACGTAAAAATTAATAATAGTACAGATGCAGTTTCTGTCATTAGAAACTTTTATGGAGACGATATAGAGCAATATGAAAGTTGTTTTATATTGCTTTTAAACAACGCTAATAGAACAGTAGGATATGCTAAAATTAGCCAAGGAGGTGTAACTGGAACAGTAGTCGATGTAAGATTGATTGCAAAGTATGCAATAGATAGTTTGGCAACTGGGGTTATTATGGCGCATAATCATCCCAGCGGAAATCTAAATCAAAGTGAAGCAGATAGTAATATTACTAAAAAAGTAAGTAATGCATTAAAATTATTTGATATAACTTTAATCGATAGTCTAATACTAACTAAAGACGATTGGAAAGTAATAGATTATTAATATGAGATTTGAAGACTACAAAATGATTTACGAGCAGATGGTTGCAGTATTTCGAAGAGACAAAGAATTAACACATATAGAGGTTATATTTAAAATACAACCAGTAAAAACAGAAATTAAAACAGCACGTATAACAGTAACAACATTTAAAGATGAGCAATAAAGGTAGCATAAATTACAGAGGATTTGATTTTGATTTTGAGTATAATTATTATGCTGGTACTCCAGCGACTTATGATCATCCCGGAGATTACGAAGAATGGGAAATTTATAATATAACACTCAATGGCATAGACGCATCTGATTTGTTATGCAGAAACATAGAAGATTTTGAGCAAGAAGTAATTAACAATTTAAGAGATTAATATGGAAAGCGATTGTTGTGGAGCATCCGAGTGGATGGAAGATACTGGTATTTGCGGTTCGTGTAAAGAGCACGCTGATTGGAATGATGAAGAAGATATAACAGATACACGCTGGGTTCTGTTAGAAGAGGGAACAGTTTATATGGTACTGCTTACAAAAGATGAAGCAGAAGTACAAAAACAAATTATGCAAAATAAATTCCCACATTTATCATATACTTTATTTTATGATGAATATTATGAGTACACAGAAATTATTAACGAAAACTAAAACAAATGAAAAGTCACGAAAATTGGAGTACAAAAGAACTGATTAATTTTTTAAGTCAGTCTAACGAAGCGTTACGTATTGAAAACGCAAGACTAATGGATGAAGTCGAAAGACTATCAAACAGCATCGAGGTTCACGATGCAATTATAATGAGCCAAGAATACAATCAAGCAAATTATTATTATTCACTAAAAACAAATTAAAATGGGAAAAACAATTATGGCTGTTAATGACACACCGTCAATGACATTAGGGCAAAAATTATCAATTATTCAATTCGAGTTTAAGGCAAAAAAAGGTTCGTATAACAAGTTTGGTAATTATTATTATCGTAGTGCAGAGAGCATATTAGAAGCATTAAAACCTTTTAATGAAAAGTACCGAGTATACTTCACTATTAATGAAACTTTAATCAATGCAAATCCGCCTATTATGGCATCTGTAGCAACTATATGGGATGCAGAGAGTTCAGCAAGTATAGATTGCCAATCTATTGTAGGAGTTGATTTAGAACAGAAAGGTATGGCAACTGCACAAAGATATGGTTCTAGTTCCAGTTATGGTAAAAAGTACGCTTTAGGGAACCTTTTATTAATCGATGACACAAGTGATGCAGATGCAACTAATCGTCACGAGAAGGAGCCGATAATGGCCAAAGAGAAGCCGTATTTAGAAATAGGAACAGAAGCATATAACAAAGCACTAGATTATTTAGCTGGAGGAGGAGATATAAACTTAATAGAGCAAAAATATAAATTAACGGACGACGTAAAAAAACAACTTTATAATAAATAATTATGGAATTACAAGGAGAGATTATAGTTATCGGTGCTACCGAAACATTTGGAGCCAAAGGATTTAAAAAACGACAGCTGGTTTTAAAAACCGATAGTCAATATCCACAATCAATTCCGATTGATTTTACGCAAGATAAATGTGGAGTGTTAGATAATTACGAGGTAGGACAGTTTGTTACCGTATCAATTAACGTGCAAGGTTCCGAGTGGCAAGGTAAGTACTACGTAAACTTACAAGCGTGGAAGATAACTACTGGAGAGAGAGAGAAGTCGTCAGAAACATTTATGCCAGACAGACAAAACATCAATAATATGATGCAAAATGCAGAAGAGTTACAAGAGGACGATTTACCTTTCTAAATTTAATATGGCTGGGGGGAGACTTCCAGCCTTTTTTTAATCACTAAAAACAAAATATGTTAATAGACTATAAACAACAATTAGACATTATTCGAAATATTAGAAGTGGAAAACTTAAAGAGGGTTTGAAACTTGACATTCCAGAATTAGACGAGTACATAAGATATAAAACTTCAAACTTCAATATCGTGTTGGGACACGCAAATGTAGGTAAGACAACTTCTATTCTATACTTGATGCTTTGTTATTCAGTAAAGCATTCTTTAAAGTGGCTGGTCTGTAGTACAGAGAACGATAGTTATTCCTTAATTAGAAAGTTAGTAGAGTTCCTAGATGAAACACCGATAAACTTAATTTCAGAGAGTAATTTTAAAGAGCATACAGATTTTATCAACAAGCATTTTAAGTTTGTAGATAATTCTGTTATGTATGATTATCATCAAGCATTGATAATGTTCAAGCAAGTTAAAAAAGATTTTAATTATAACGGAATATTACTTGATCCTTATAATGCATTGGTTAAGGATAACGAGCAGATGAAAAATTTAGGAGGACACGAGTACGATTATCAAGCTTGTACCGAGATGAGAATGTATTGCAAGGAAAACAAGGTATCACTATGGTTAAACACTCACGCAAACACAAACGCATTGAGACAAGTTTATAGGAACGATCATCAGTTTGCTGGGCATCCATTACCGCCAATGGCAAGTGATGTAGAGGGAGGAGGAAAATTTGTTAATAGAGCAGATGATTTTATTGTAATACATAGACTAACTTTACATCCACAGCTTTATACCACTACGATGATACACATTAGAAAAGTTAAAGAGATTGAAACTGGAGGTAGACCGACGAGTATGGAAAATCCGATAGAGATTGTAGCGTTACAAAACAATGTTGGGTTCGCTATTAATGGCAAGTCTATTTTGAGAACTATTAAAGAAAGCCAACTCAATTTCTTATGAGAAATATACTTGATATTCTATCTGAAAAACACGTTATGTGGGTTCGGTATGTAAAGTCTTTTGGATGTCAAGAAGATATTGCAGAAGATTTTGTACAAGAAATGTATATCAAGTTGTATGATTATAATAGTAGAAAAGAAAATGATTTGATGTATAATGAAAGTGAAATTAATTACTACTTCGTGTATGTAACTTTAAAAAATATGTATAATGACAGTATTAGAAAATCAAACAAAATAATAGAAGTAGAAATAGCAGAACACGATTTCATAGACGATGAAGATTATTGTGAAGATGAGTTTAATCTAAAAAATGAAAAGGTTATTTGCTGGCTTCAGTTTATTGATAATCAGATTGCGGTTAATAAAGGTTATACAGAAGAGAAAGCACAGTTGTATTACATCAAATCATTATTTCAATATGTATTAGTAGAAAAACAAAATGTAACAGAATTAAGTAAGAAGCTAAAGATTTCATATTGGAGTATTAGAAACACAATTAACATAATTAAAAGACAAATTAAAAATGAATAATATGACAGCAGAAGAAAGGGCAGATTTACTATTAAATAAATATCCATTTGATTACGTAAAGGAAGTAGTAAACGGAATTATAACAACCAGCAGAGAAAAAAACGAGACAGAAGTCTGCAACTACTGGAATGAGATAGCACTAGAAATAAAAAAAATAAAAAACTTATGACACCAAAAGAAAAAGCAAAAGAATTAGTACGTGAATTTAAAAAATATGCATATTATCCAAACACAGAAGATGATGAAATATTTGTAAATGAACTTAAAACAAACGCTAAACAATGTGCATTAATAGCAGTTGATGAATTAATAGAATTTGCTTATAATTATACTGACTATAATGAAAAATCAACAAAAGAATATTTAGAAAAAGTAAAGAAAGAAATAGAGAATTTATGAGACTAGGAGATAAACTAGAATGGTTATTTAGAGTAACTGGAGTTCAATGGGTAGTAAAAAAAATATATCCTAATTGTAATTGCGATAAAAGAAGAGACAAGTTAAATGAATTTAAAATCAACAGAAAATGAATACAGAAGATTTTATATGGTGGGCAGAGTTCCGTGAGGTTAAAAGACCATATCTTGAAAACGATGAGTACAAAATGATATGTGAAATTTATGCAAGAGTAAATAATATACCAGTTCATTATCCTTGCAAGTGCAGTCCGACAGTAATACAAAGTTATATTGATTTCTTAAATTTAGAATACGAAAAACTATGAAAATAAAAATAGAATGCGAAATTGAAGTGGATGAAAATAGTTGGTGTAGTCATTTAGACAAAGAAGAGTTTGAGTGGTTCAAATCTTTATTAGATGATAAAAGTAATGAGCCTATGGTAATACTTTGGAGTAACGAAGTAGGAGATGAAATTGGACAAACTTCTAATTTTAAATATGAAATTTATGAGTAACGAAACATCACATCACAAATGGGAGCAAGGTATTATCCACGTATTAAATTTAGATGGCTGGGATTTAACTTGGACTGGGGGTGCTATGGAGCATTACGATGCTAAAGGTAAAACACCGAAAGGATTTGAATGCGTTGTAGAGTTTAAATTACGTCACGCATATTATCCGACTAAAGTATTAGAAAAGTTTAAATACGATAAGCTTATGGAAGAAAATTGTATGAGGTTTTATTATGTATTCGATAGCAGAGGAAATTACCTTTATCATTTAGATAGTTTAATTTTACCTACTCCAGTTATGATTAATTGTCAAGTTAATTATAAGTTTGGAAATAATCATCTAATAGACAAACCTTGTTATATGATTTCAGAAAGTCAAGCCAGTATAATAAATAAGTATTAAAAATTTGTTATTAAAAAAAATATATTACCTTTGAAAAATAATCACTAAAAACAAAATTATGAAAAACAGAAAACAAATGTACATTAATGAAACAGAATGTTTAAGCCAGTCTAATGGAGAACTTTATTTAGAAGGGGAATTCGGTTCGCTGGTTTGGAATTGTGAAACTCTATTCACAGATTTGCCACATATTATTAGATTAGTATATGAAGCCAGAGCAGAAACAGATAAGCGTATCAAAGAACAGATTGAAGAAATCACAAGACTTATATCCTAATGATAGTTTTAGTAGATGCTGATAGTTTAATTTGGAGTAGTTGCTATCGTAAAAGAGAGACACCAGAGGACGAAATGTATCACACACTTGATGATGCTAAATTAAAGTTCGATGAAGTATTTATGTCAATCATAAATAAAATAGAAGATGTATACGAAATAGATAAGGTTATGACTTTTGCTGGTGCCAAAGGTAACTTTAGAAAACAGATTTCAAAAACCTATAAAGCAAATCGTAAAGATAGCGACAGACCACCATTGCTAAATGAACTGCAAAAGTATGTAAAAGAAGCATACGATGCTATTGCTGGAGAAGGAGTTGAAACAGACGATGTAGTAGCAACCTATTGGAAAACTTTAACTACTACATTTGGAAGAGACGAGGTTCTAATAGTATCAATCGATAAAGACTACAAACAATTTCCTTGTTTGATTTACGACTACCATTATAAGAAACAATGCTTTTATAATATATCAGAAGCAGAAGCAAAGTATAACTTTTGGACACAGATGATTGCTGGGGATAGTGCAGACAATGTAAACTATTGCAAAGGTTATGGGGAAGCATATTGCAGAAAGGCATTTAAAGACTGTTTAAGCACCTTTTCATATCTTAAGGTAACTTTTAGTCTATTCAAAAAGATATATCGAAATAAGGCACGAGAGAAGTTTTTAGAGTGTTATCAATTATTAAAATTAAAAACAGAATGACAAAAGAAGAAAGTATTGCAGATGAAATAAATAATTCATTAGGTTTGAATTTATATGAAAATTCAAGAAGATTAAATTTAGTAGATGCTCGATCTCTTTATTGCTATATACTACACAAAGAATTAAATTATACGTTATACCAAGTAAGAGATACCTTAAGACTAAAAGGTAAAAAGTTTAATCATTGTAGCGTATATCAATCCGCAAAAATATTTGACGAGGTTATAACTAGGAGAGATGATATAAGACATTTGCTAAACAAAATTATGAATAGGTCAGCTATTAAATCTGTTTTACTCGATAAGATAAACAAAATAGATAGCGAAGAGCATTTACATCAAATTAACGATTGCATAAATAATTCAATATGAAAGAAATAATTAATTTAAAAGCATTTCCAATTAAGGATATAAAACCAAATCCTTTAAATCCACGTTTCATTAGAGACAAAAAGTTTGAAGATTTAAAGAGAAGCATTCAAGATTTACCACAGATGCTTTCATTGAGAGAAATTGTAGTAGATGAAGATTGCATAGTGCTGGGCGGTAATATGAGATTGAAAGCTTTAAAAGAATTGAAGTTCAAAATTACTGATGTCGTTATGTGGAAAGGACTTACGGCAGAAGAAAAAAAAGAATTTATAATCAAAGACAATGCTAACTACGGAAACTGGGATTGGGATATACTCGCAAATTCTTTTGATGAAGCAGACTTAAAAAGATTTGGTTTAAACGTATGGCAACCACAAGAAGCGGTTGAGGAATATAATGATTATGAATTTCAAAATTATGATGAGGAAGAAGATTTAGAAGAGGTCAACAGTGAGTTGTATAAAAAGAAACCAGTAATAGTTGTAGAATTTAATATACTTGACTATCCAGTTGCATTTGATTTAATCAAAACGCTTACAGAAAGGGGAGCAGACATTGGAGCATTATTAATCGAAAAACTTATATCAGAAGATGGAAACATTTAAAATAGAAATTGGTAAATTAAAAAATACCGAATACAATCCTAGAGTTATTGATACATTCAAGTATGAAAGTTTAAAGAAGTCTTTGATTGATATGCCATATATGTTGATAGTTAGACCATTAATCGTAGATGAAGATTTCAATATTCTGGCTGGTAATATGCGTTACCGAGCGTGTATGGATTTACAATACAAAGAAGTATTTGTAAAACAGATATTAGATTTAACTGATAATCAAAAAAAGGAATTGATGGTTAAAGATAATATTTCTTATGGAGAATGGGATGAACAAATTTTAGGAGATAACTTTGATACTACGCTGGTAAATGATTGGCTAGGTAAAGAGATTATAGATTATTCCGCTTTGCTTTACGAGGACGTATCTGATGAGATTGATGCTTTGCACGACAATATTAAAAAAGCAATTCATATAAAAATTAATGGAGACTTTGAAAAAGCACAAGAATTAGAGAAGCGTTTTAAGGAACGAAAAATATACATAGGACAGTTACTTATAGATAAACTAAAAGAAGTTAAGAAAGCGTATGAAACGAATTGATTTACAGCAAGTTGAACACAATAGAAAGATTGGAGATATATGTGAATACATTGAGCCTAACCTAACAGAAGATAGTTTATTCTATTCCGATGGGGAGTTGATAGGGTTTTATATCCGAGACATATCGAAGTATAGCAAAAAACTTTCAGACTTGATTGCTATTGCAAATAAAGAATTATTATCCGATGCAGTTCCAAAACAAATGATGAAGCGTAGTAGTGGTATAAGAGATAAAGCAAAGGATGTTAGTCAATTCTCAACTATACTTGGAGCCATAGCACCTAAACCACATATGGGAAGAAACTACGCAAGTATTAGTTCCGTTCACTATCATAAGAGTGCAAAGACATTTGTAAAAGCAATGTTACTGGCTTCAGAAGAAAGTGCTAAACTAATTCAAGAGATAGCACCTAAAATTTATGAAGAGCAGTTAGAGCAAATGAGTAAAGTAAAAGACCAATGGAAGTTCGGTAAGTTGTTTACAAGTTCTATTTCAAACTATAATATATCTGCTGGGTTTCATATTGATAACGCAAACATAAAAGGATGTTGCAATGTGATAATTTGTAAGAGACAAAACAGTAAAGGAGGATGCACAACAATTCCAGACTATGGAACAACAGTTGATAGTTGTGATAATAGTATGCTGGTTTATCCAGCTTGGAGAAACGTACACGCTGTAACACCAATTATCCCTTTGTCAGATGATGGTTATAGAAACACATTAGTGTTTTATCCTTTAAAAGCATTCCTAAATGAAAACGTTTAATGCATTATCATTCGACAGAAGTAAGAGCCGATGGGAAGAACATTTATATGATCTTACTCCAGTTGAAAAAATAGGAGACATATATTTTAAAAGAGAAGATAAATTCGCACCACTTGGATTTGGTTCTATAAACGGAAGTAAATTAAGACAATGTATTTGGCTGGTTCACGAGTGGGTTCGTACTAAAAATATTAGAGGAGTTGTAAGTGGAAGCGTAATAGGTTCGCCACAACATCCATTCATATCTTCAATCTGTAAACACTATAATATTGGATGTCTGATAGTTACGGGTTCAAAAAATTATCAGTCACATAAAAATATGCAGTTAGCAGAAGAAAATGGAGCGCAATTCTATGTTACTAACATTGGTTATGCAAAAGCATTACAAAGTAAATCATTCAAGTTAGCAAAGTTATTACCTAACCACGAGGTACTGGAGACAAACATTACAGTTGATGAAAGAATTAATAGTCCGGAAAGAGTAGAAGCATTTCACAAAGTAGGAAGTTATCAAGCAAACAATATTCCAGACCACATAGAAACTTTAATAATACCTTGCGGAAGTTGTAATTCAGTTACTTCTATTCTGTATGGTATTGCTTTAAAGAAGCCAAAATCATTGAAGCGTATCTTACTTATGGGAATTGGAAACAACGGAAGTTATCATTTAGATTACATTCCACGTAGGTTAAAAATAATTAGCGGAGTGCTGGGTATAGATTTGAATAGTAAGTTTGATTATACATTTTTGAAAGACAGAAACAAAAACGGCATAGAGGTTTTACATCACAATTTAAATGGTTCGGGTTTCTGTACTTACGAATGTTGGATGCCATTTTCATATAGCGGAATAGAATTACATCCGAGATATGAAGGTAAGGTATTTAATTATATGAAGTCAAAGCCAGACGATTTTGAAAAGTATATGAACGCAAAGACATTATTTTGGGTTGTAGGTAATGAGCCTACGTTTATTCCAACATAGTCACGAGAGGTAAAATAAAGCATTTTAAAGGACTTTTATATTCTGATAGGTATTTTGTTATAAACTTTTAGAGCATTAAAAATCCTATCGATAAGATAGATAAGAAGACACATTATGATTGGAAGATATTGCGATATAAATAAAGAAACTGAAGAGAAAGAATTACAATACGGATTAGATTTCAGACTACCTAAATACAGACGAGAAGTGTTTTTAAGGTTTTATGAGTTCCATTTAAAAAACAAAGGTCACGCTGGGGCGGTGTATTATGCATTTCCGTTTATCTTTGAAAAGTTACAAATGTCGAGAGAACAAAAACTATGGTTCGCTTACATTAACGGATGTACTCAAAATGTAATTACTACATATCTTATTTTCGAGCAGATACCAAACTTGAAAGAAATAGATATGCCAAAGTTCAGTAAATGGTTCCGAACAAATTATGACAAACTTGGCTGGGATACAGACAGAAGATATGTAAAGAATGTATTTGAAACTTGCATAGAGAATTACATACACGTTTTAAACGGAAGGACACAAGAACAATTTTTTACAATGAGAGATGAGCCAGAGCATAAATTTACAAACTTCAATTCACTTTGGAATACAGTAATAAACAACTTTCATACCTTTGGTAGATTGGCAACCTTTAGTTATCTCGAGTTCCTTAAAATTGCTGGGTTGAATATCGATTGCGATAGTTTATTTTTAGATGACATTGGAGGTTCCAAATCACATAGGAATGGATTGTGCAAAGTGCTGGGGCGAGATGATATGGATTGGTATAAGACTGACTATACATATTCTAAAGAGCAGTTAGATTGGTTAAAAGAAGAGGGAAGAATACTTTTAGAAGAAGCAAGACAAAGATTTCCACACGAGGATTTATCATACTTCACATTAGAGACTACGCTTTGTTGTTACAAGTCTTGGCACAGACCAAACAGAAGATACCCAAATGTATATAACGATATGTTTTACGATAGGATAAAATATGCAGAGAGCAAATGGAAAAAAAAGTTACCGATATTTTGGGAAGCAAGAAAAAAGTATCTTCCAAAAGAATTAAGATTAGAAGATAATAAAGCAGACTTCGGAGTTCATAAGACAAAACAAAATCATTACAGATTAACTGGCCAAGTAATAATGATGAACAACGATTGGGAATGCTTTGATAATAATTATAATGATTACGTAAAAAACAGACAATGACAATACTACTAATAGGAATGTGTGGAAGCGGTAAGACGTGGGTAATGGAACAATTAATTCAATACTATGTGTTATCACATAAAAGAAAAGCCGGAAAGATATATTACCATACAGACAATAGAATAGTTGTGCTGGGTAAATACGATGGTTCAATGTATCAAGGTTCCGATAAGTTATCAATGTCTGTTATGACTGATGTTGATGCGTTTCTATCTTGGAACAAAACTAACATAGTAATAGCAGAGGGTGATAGATTTACAAATGGAAAGTTTATCGGCAAAGCAAATCCAATAGTAATAAAGATTACAGATGATGGAGTAGTAGGTAGATTGAAAAGAAATAGCAGTCAGTCTGAGCGACATTTAAAATCAATGTACACACGAGTAAATAATATTAAAGCAGACAAAGAAGTTATCAATTCAATAGAAGCATTACAATTAATTAAAAATATTATAGATGGCAAATAGTGACATATTAAAAAAGGGAATGGTTGAAGCATTAGAGAAGACTTTAGGAATAGTATCATCGGCTTGTAAAATGGTAGGCATAGCACGTTGGACACATTACCGCTGGTTAGAAGAAGATGCAGACTATAAGAAGCAATGTATGGACATAGACAATATGACTTTAGACTTTGCAGAAAGTCAATTACATAAGCAAATTGCTGAGGGTAATACATCTGCTACCATATTCTTTTTAAAGACTAAAGGTAAAAAACGTGGCTACATTGAAAGAGTTGAAATGGATAATGGAGAAGATAATAATTCATTCCGAGTAGAAGTAGTTGAATGAAAGATATAAAAACAAATATTGTCTGGAAGCACTTATCCAATTCAGATAAAAGAATTATCATTGAGCAAGGCGGTACTCGTAGTGGTAAGACTTACAATATTCTGATGTGGATAATATTTTCATATTGCGCAAAAAACAAAGGAAAGATAATTACTATATGCCGGAAGACATATCCAGCATTACGTGCAACTGCTATGAGAGATTTCTTTGAGATACTAAAAGAGAATGAATTATACAATGAAAGTTCACATAACAAATCTTCAAGTGAATTTCAGTTTAAAGGAAATACAATAGAATTTATATCGTTAGACAAGCCGACAAAGATTAGAGGACGTAAAAGAGATTTGCTTTACATCAACGAGGCCAATGAGATTACATTTGAAGATTGGCAACAGTTAATTTTTAGGACCACTGGGCGTATTATTTTGGACTACAATCCTTCAGATGAGTTCCACTTCATCTACGATAAAATTAAGCCAAGAGAGGACGCAGATTTCTTTATTACTACCTACAAGAATAATAAGTTTTTATCACCAGATATTATAGCAGAGATAGAAAGACTGAAAGACATAGACGATAACTATTGGAAAGTATATGGGTTAGGAGAAGTAGGTACAAGTAAATCAATTATCTTTAGAATACAAGACTGTTCTGAGGTTCCAGATACTGCAACATTCCTTTCATACGGAATGGATTTTGGGTTTACCAATGATCCGACTACGTTAGTTGGAATATGGAAACAAGGAGACGATTTATACCTTAAAGAATTCTTATTTAAGACTGGTTTAACTAACAGAGATATTGACGCATATTTAAAACAGCTGGGGGTAGAACGTAAAGAAATATATGCAGATAGTGCTGAGCCTAAATCAATAGAAGAATTATATCGTATGGGTTGGAATATTAAACCAGCAACCAAAGGTCAAGGCAGTATTAATATTGGAATTGATATGATGAAACGATACAGATTAAACATTACAAGAGACAGTTTGAATATGATTAAAGAGTTTAAGAATTACAAATGGGCAGAAGATAAAAACGGAGTGGTTCTTAATACTCCAGTTGATATGTTCAATCACACAATCGATGCAGTTCGTTATGGCTTGTACGATAAGTTAGCAAGGCCAAACTATGGAAAGTATGCAATAAGATAAATTTCACACAAATAAATAATAAATACGTTATATATAAAAGCAAACTAATGAAACTATCAGTACCTACATCGTTAAAAGATATTACATTGTCAAAATACCTAGAGTATCTGAAAGCGATTAAAGAAGCTGAAAAGCATCCAGACCCAAACTATTTAGAAATAAAAAAGATAGAGATATTTTGCAACCTTACTCACATAGAAGTTTTGAATATAGAGTATTCTTTCATCAGTTCAATTAGTGAAAGGATAGATGAAATTATAAAGCAACAGCCAGAACTTGTAATGAAATTTAAAGTTGGGGATATTACATTTGGCTGGTTACCTAAACTTGATGATATGAAATATGCGGAGTTCCTAGATTTAAACACAAACATATCTGATTGGGAAACTATAATACATTCAATGGGAGTTCTCTATAGACCAATAACAAAAGAGTTTAAAGGCAAATATTTAGTTGAAGAATACAAAGGCGATACTTACCACGATGCTCTAAAACAAATGCCAATGGATGCCGTAGTGGGTGCGATGGTTTTTTTTTGGAATTTAGGTCTGGATTGCACGACTTATATTCTGAGGTATTTGGAACAGAAGAGTACGATGAGTTTTCAGAAGCAACTCAATTTAGTAGAAACTGGGGTTGGTATGCAACAATCGATGAACTCGCTGGCGGAGACATTACAAAGTATGAAGCAGTAGAAAATTTACCAATGCATAAATGTTTATATAATTTATGTTATAAGATTTCCAAAAACAAAAAAGAACGAAACGAACTAAAAAGAATACAAAAAAATGGCAGATAATTTAAGAGGGGTAGAAGCAATTTATAGAATTATTGATGCCTTAAAAACAGAACTTATAAGCAATCCTTTTTGCAATAAGGTTACAGTAGGTACTCTAACAGAAGTTGATCTAGCAAAGATGACTATATTTCCTTTGGCGCATATTGTACTTGACACAGTTACGCATAATGAAAACACATTATCATTTTCTGTTACTCTTTTTAATTTAGATATTGTAGATATATCAAAAGACTTACCAGCAGATGATATATACGGAAATGACAACCTTGTCTATATTTGGACAAATCAACTTTATGTAGTCAATAGATTAGTTGCTAGGATAAAACAAAGTACAATTTACAATGACGGCTGGGAGTTGGAAAACATACCGAGTTCTGAATTCATAAATAAAGAAATGGAGAATATGTTAGCTGGGTTTCAAACTACCATAGTTATAACAGTTCCAAACGATATAAGCGTATGTTAAAACTTAATAACTTAAAAGGCGCACTGACTAACTTTGGAGACAAAGTAGTAGCAGATGCAAAAGTAAATTTACAAGCATCGGGTAAAGTAGATACTGGACAACTTTCAAATAGTATAGTTTCTACCGGAGCAATATTTTATAAACGAAGTATTGAACTAGGAATAAGTTTATCGTATTATGGAGCATTTGTTGAAAAAGGGGTTCGGGGTGCTGGCGGTGTTAGGATGACAACCAGTACTTTTAAAAGAACAAATAACAAAGGTAAGATGTGGAAGCAAAACGGAGGGGATAGTCCTTACAGCTTTAAAGAGGGAATAAAACCCAGCGTTAAGCATTTTGTTGACTGGAGTAATAAACGTGGTTTAAATCCATTCGCAGTACGTGAAAGCGTGTATAGACAAGGTTTTGCACCAACACCTTTTTTATCAGATGCAGTTAAAAAAAATATAGCACTAATGCCAACACAATTACAAGATGCATTTGCACTTGATGTTAAAGCAACAGTGGATTTCATAATCAAATCAAATCTGAAAAAATAATATGTCAATTCAAGTAATATTAGCAAGAAGTCCTTACCAAGTTATTATAAACGAGGCAAACCAAATAAGAACAAAGGTTGAATTAAGACTTTGGAATAAAGGAGGTTCAAGACCAACACTACCAACTTATATAATGAGTGAAGGAATTGCATCCGTAACACAAAGAGAAACCAACTATAATATATCGCCATTTATTTTGGAGTTTATAGATAAGTATAAATTGCAATACAATCCAAGCAACTCAAGTATAGCTAATAATAAAGAATGGTGTATAGGAGAATATAAGACTTTTTATGAAAGAGATGATTTAGATATGACTTTAATTAATACATATTCTTTTTGTGCGGTAAATGGATTTTCAACAGTAGAACAAGGATTGAATTATTATCCAGCACAAGAAAAAGATTATTTATTACTAGCTAATCCAAATATAAAAGTTTCTTGGAATACTACTATACCATATTATAATTTTATTGTCAGAGATGTAGATACAGATTATACTGCAAAATGGTATGATAAATCAGATACACTTTTAAAAACAAATACATTTTATACTGGAGTAGATGAATTTTTTAATTATTCTATTCCTTTAGTATTTGGTGCTAGTACTTATGTAATTATAGGTAGTGAAAAAGACGGAACAATTTACAAAATTGAAACAGAGGAAATATGTGAGCCTAAATATCCAGTTCAAACAATGTGGTTTGTAAATAAGTTTGGAGGCTGGAATCAATTTACATTTTTTAAAGCAAGTTACAATTCTATAAATGTAAAAAATAGCGATTACTCTTTAATGCAAAAGGATGTTAATTATGACTATCGTAGAGGGCAAACAAAGCCATTTAATATAAACGGGAACGGAAGTATAAAAGTAAATTCTGGTTGGGTTACAGAAGACTATTTTGAGTGGATACAAGATATGATGTTATCAGATACAATATTATATACTAATGATGAAATACCAGTTACAATTAAGACTACTAGTATGGATAAGAAAACATACTTAACTGATAAAAATATAAACTATACTTTGGAGTTTGACTTTGCAAATAAACTAATAAACAATATTGTATAATGAAATTAAGTGTAGAAGTTTATATTAAGAAAAATACTTTGGTAATTGCTGGCAAAACTACTGCAAATAATTCATCGCCATTTTTAGGAATGAGTACTAATTTGACAATGACTGCAAATCAATATGTAGGTCATTATGTTAAAATTACGTCTGGAGATAGCACTGGATTGATAGCTTGGATAACTGGTAACGATGCAACTAAAATAGATTTAGAAACTGGAATTCCAGTAGCAAATGGAGATGACTTTGAAATATACCGAAGCGATTACCAAAGACTAGATTTATTTAAAGATGAAAAAATTAGCATTACTTCACAAATTGGTAATGCAAATGATATAGGTAAATTATATACAGACTATACACAATCTTTTACTATTCCAGCATCAAAGAATAACAACCAAATCTTATCGCATTGGTACGAAAGTTCAGTCGACAATGGATTTGACCATAGGATGAGATACGATGCTTATATCGAAGTTAATACGCATAGATTTAAAGATGGAACTATTCAGTTAGAGAAAGCAGACAAAAAGAACGGATTTATAGAAAGCTATACAATTACGTTTTATGGTAATTTGGTGCAATTAAAAGATATAATAAAAGATGACAAATTAAATAGTGCGGACTATTCTATTTATAATCATAGTTACAATAGTGCTACAATTAGGTCAAGAATTCAAGATGATTTCAATTACATTATAAAATATCCAATAATAGGAAATGAAAAAAAATATACCTATCAAGATGGCTCTGCAACAGATATAACAACATCGGCTGGAGCAATAAAATGGAATGAATTATTTCCAGCAATTCCATTACAAAATATATTTTTAAGAATACAACTAAAATACGGAATAACATTTACTGGTAGTTTTTTTAATTTAGACCAATGGAAAAAATTGCATTTATATTTAAAACCAAGTTTGAAAATGGAATATTTATCCGAGCCACAAACTTTAAATTTTACTTCTATTGTAACTACTTCTCCAAATGTAGCATTTCCAGAGTTTAATTTAACAACTGATACATTAACAACAAATTGGAATTTTTTAACCTCTATACAAGATTTTTATCAATATTATCAAATAAAAATATTAATTACTCCAGACGTATCTTCGCAGTCAATTATTTACGTTTTATATACCTATAAAGATGGAATTTTATTATCAAGCATTACACAAACTGGAACAAAAACGATAGACATAGAAAGAGTTATAAGACAACAAGACCCAACTGCAAATCATAGATATACTTTTAAAATAGCGACTAGATTTGGAACATTTACATATACTGCATCTTTATTATATACTCGTGCAAAATATGATTTATCACATACTGGTACTGGTACAAGTTGGGTATATACATATTCAAGAGCAAATACAAGTTCAGCTACTGCACTAGCATTTATAAATATAGGCAGTTACATACCAGATATGAAAATTATAGATTTCATTACTGGAATTATAAAGGCATTCAATTTAATGATTATTCCAAAGCCAAATAATACTTATGAATTTTTACCGCTTGAAATGTATTATAATGCTGGTAAGATTTTGGATATAACGGAATACACGTATGAAAATGAAATGAGCATAAATAAGCCAAAGTTATACAAAAGTATAAACTTTACTTACGAGGAAAGTAATAACATTTTAAATCAAGCTTACAAAGGTTTATATAATCAAAACTATGGTGACTTAATTTACAATTCAAATAGGATTACTGAAAATTCTACTTACGATATTAAACTGCCATTTGAGAATGTTTTATTTGAAGTTCCAACGCAAGGAACAAAATTTCAAACTGCAACTTTAATTGATAAAGACCAAAAACCATACATACCAAAACCTATGCTTATTTATTGTAATGGAGTATTGCCAGCACTATTAACTGGTTCAAATCAAATTTATATTACTCAAATTACTGGTTCGCCAATACAAATGGAAGATTATCAAAGATTTTCAAATGAATATGATAGTTTGCCAAATGACCCTAATCGTTCTGGGTTAATGACTATGAATTTTGGAAATGAACAATCAAGTTGGTTAAATGAATTAGCACCGCAAGGATTGTATTACAGACACTATAAAAACTTTGTAGATAATCTATATAACATAAAAACTAGATTAATAAAAGTAAAAGCATTACTTCCACCAAGTTTATTAGGAAGTACTGTTACAAATGGTGCTGGAATACCTTTAGGCATTGCGTTAAATGATAGGTTAGTTATTCGCAATAAAAGATATTTAATTAATTCATTTACTACTGATTTAACAACTGGAGAAACAGATTTAGAACTATTAACAGATTATAGAGGAGTAGATGCAGCAAGTTCAGTAGGTTATAGATTTGGAAGTTTTGAAACTATTGATACAGATAACAAAGAATTGAGCATAGACGTAGAAATATACTTAAATGACTATGATTATTTTGAAGTAAAAGGAAAAAGTAGTTTTATTACTTGTACGCTATCTGGCAATAATAAAAATGACATATTATTACCAGTTACAATAACACAAAACACAACTGGAGTTGATAGAAGTGGAACAATACAATTAGTATATTATAGAGGTACAACGCAAAAAGATGAATATATAATCGTAACACAAACTGCATAATGATAAAAGAAATTTTTGATTGTTTAAAATTAGATTTTGAACACAATAGCGAATTAATAGCAATCGCGAAAGGTAAGTATAAACTTCCAGAAACATTCAAAGAAGCCGTAAAACCATTAAAAAATAAAAAATGGCACAAGAAGTAGAAGTAAAGGTAAAAGTCCAGACTGGCGAAGCCACATCGAATATTGATAAGCTAGGAGAAAGTTTTAATAAGCTTGATAGTAACGTAAAAAAGACACAAGAAAAAACAACCGATTACGGAAAGCAAATCATAAATAATAGTCAACTTACATCAAAGTTAAGTCAAGCTACTGGCGGTCTTTCTGATGCCTTTGTAGGAGCAGTTAAAGGAATAGATTTGACAAATCTTTCACTTAAAGGTTTGAAAGGTGCAATTATGTCAACTGGAGTTGGACTTCTAGTTATAGCATTGGGCGAATTGATTACGATACTGGCTGATTTTTTTAGTTCTGAAAAGAAAAGTGAGCAAGCTTTAAATTCTATGACTAGAGCATTGGACGATCAAGCCGAAGCATTTGATAGAGTTTCAAGTAGTGCGCAATTTGCAAATGAAATTAATATGAAGTATGCAAAGGCAAATGGAGCATCAAAAGAAGAACTTAAAAAGACTAACGATGCATATTTAGCATCTGAAAAAAAACGTATAGATGAAGAATTAAAATTGCTAGAAATGGAAAATTTAGCAGTACTTCAAAATGACAAATTAAATGAAGAAGATAGAGCAAAAGCTTTGCAAGACGTTGATGCAAATATTAAAAAGTTACAAGGGTTAAAAGTAAAAAATGTTAGAGATACCATAAGTGCAGATGCGGACTTTTACTCACAACAAAAGGAAGCTGAAAAACAAGCATCAGACAAAGCAAACGAAAAAAAGAAAGCTGATGGGGAGAAAGCAAAACAAGAACGTCAGCAACAACTTGATGCGTTAAAAAACCTAGAAAAAAAGTATGCAGATGAAATAGAAAATCTAAAAGATAAGACAGAGCAAGACAAACTTAATAGGCAAAAAGAACGTGCCATAGAGGAACTGGATGCTATAAAATTATCTGCAAAAGAGAAAGCCAAAGCTAGGGAATTAATCGAAGCTGATTTTAGACAAAAGCAATTAGATTTAGATAAGTCACACGCTGACAAAGTACTTGCGTTACAAAAGAAATTAGAAGATGACAAAGCTTCTTTGACTGCTACAACTGACGAGCAAAAGTTAATGTTAAGTCAAGAGAAAGCGATGAAGCAACTAGAAGTAGATTTAGCAAATATAAATGCTACAGAAACTGAAAAGGAAAATGCTAGAAGGTTGTTAAAAGAAAGTTTTGATTTGCAAAACAAAGAAGCAAAATTGCAAAAAGATGAAGCTGATAGGAGTGAAGAAATTGCAATGCTTGAACTTAAACTAGAAGATGAGAACGTTTCTTTTGAAGATAAAAAACAACTTATATTAGATAGGGAAGCTTTATTGTTACAAGACAAAAACCTTACCGAAAGTGAAAAATTAAGAATTGAAAAAGAAAGTGCTGATGCATCTAAAAAAATAGATGAAGAACAGTACAATGCAAAAATGGCATTACTTGCATCAACTTCACAAGCATTATCTACTGCCAGTGATATTGTAGGCAAAGAAACTGGAGCGGGTAAAACCTTAGCAATAGCTTCGGCATTAATGAACACTTATCAAGGTATATCAGCTGGGGTTAAATTAGGATATCCACAAGCAATTCCAGCCGTTGCTATGGCTTCGCTTACTGGTTTCGCAGCAGTAAAAAACATTATGTCAGTAAAAGTTCCAAAAGGTGGAGGTGGCGGTAGTGGAAATGCAATATCAGCTGGCACACCATCGGCACCAAGCTTTAATGTAGTAGGTAGAAGTGGCGCAAATCAAATAGCTGAAAGCATTGGTAAAAATACACAACCAGTAAAAGCGTATGTCGTTGGTGGAGATGTAACAACACAACAAGGTTTGAATAGAAATATAGTTCAAAACGCTACTCTAGGATAGGTAATTTAAGCCACTTTTTAGGCATTTTAAAGGACTATCTATGTCGTTGTAATAGTTTTGTTATAAAATTGAAATGCGTTAAAAATCCTATCGCAATGAGAGTTAAGAAATACAAAAATAAAAATTTATACGTTATACAAATATGAAAGTAATTGAGTTAATAATTGACGAGACAATGGAATTAAGTGGTATAGATGCAATTTCGATTGTAGAAAGCCCAGCCATTGAAGAAAACTGGGTAGCATTAAAAAGTCAACCAAAAGAAGTTCGCTTTGCAGAAGTTAGCAAAGAAAAAAAAATAATTATGGGTGCATTGCTGGTGCCAGATAAACAAATTTACCGAAACGATGAAGATGGGGAGTATATGATTTGGTTCAGTAAAGACACAATCCGGAAATGTATGGAAATGTTTTTTAAAAATGGAAATCAATCCAACGCTACCTTCGAACATATGGAACGGATCGCTGGTTTGACTATGGTAGAAAGCTGGATTGTAGAAGATGCGGAAATGGACAAGTCAAAACTATATGATTTAAATGTGCCAGTAGGAACGTGGATGGGAAGCATCAAGGTTGACAACGAATTAATATGGAATGAGTTTATTAAAACTGGAGTTGTAAAAGGATTTTCAATCGAAGGTTACTTTGCAGATAAAATCAAACCATCGCTAGCTAATTTTAAGGACGTAGACGATGAAATATTAGCTGGGTTAGAGTTGTTATCCATTAAACAAATAATCGATGAATATAAGTCGTAAAAGCAACGGATTTAGAACACCAAGTCGTACAAGTCCGAAAGGAGGTAGTCGAGGTTGTATATGCGATGATAATACTTACCATAAAGATTGTTGCGATGGTTCAATGATGGCACAAGGAATAGGTAGGATAAACAAAATAAAAGAATTTGTATTGTTAGAAAATGATTTTTACCTTTTACAAGAAAATGGATATAAAATCGAAACTCAAAAATTAATAAATTAAATGGATAAGAAAATAAGTCAATTAGATTTAGTTACAGTAGTAGACCAAAACGATGTATTGCCTATTGTTAATGGCGGAGTAACTAAAAAAATAAAAGTATCTCAATTAACAAGTAGCGGTACAACTGATTTGACATATACTGCAAGTCCGACAAATGGAATAGTAAATTCTAGTACTGGTACAGATGCAACTTTACCTTTAGCCGATAGCACAAACGCTGGTTTATTTACTCCAGCTGAAAAAACAAAATTAAGTGGAATACAAGCTGGAGCAGAAGTAAACGTAAATCCAGATTGGAACGCTACATCTGGAGATGCATTTATACAAAACAAACCTACTATTCCAAGTGCAGTAACACAAACAAGCCAGTTAACTAATAACGGAGCAGACGGAACAAATCCTTTTATTACTGCATTAGATATACCAACTACTGGACAAGCATCAACTTTAGTTCGAGAGGTTAAAAATATGACTGGTGCTACTTTAACTAAAGGAACAGTAGTTTATATTAGTGGTGCAAATG